GAATGCCCCTAACCAGTCCTGAAGCTGCGGATGCGTGGCGAGGATCTTCTGCGCGCAAACAACCGAAGAATGCATCTCAACAAACATCCGGCCCTTTTCGTCCGCCAGAAGCGGCAGAACCGGACAACGTTTCCGCTGCGGAGGATACGCCACAAGGCGCATACGTCAGGCAAAAGAACATCGAACGTGCTGCCTATGCTCTGGCAGCGCGAGCATTGCGGAATGGGCAACCAGATGCCGGAAGATTGGTAGCTGTTCACGGCCAAGCCAGCCGAGAACTGCGCCAAGCGAAACTGGAAATCTTGGAAATATCAGAACGTGAAATGCAGTTAGTGCGTGGTGATTGGGTCAAGAAAGCCATGCTAGATCACGATGGTGCGGTCGCACAGTTGTTGAAAGCTATGCCGAAACAATTGGCCGGGAGAATCGCACCACACGATCCGGAACACGCCGAGAATGAACTGAACCGATGGGTTCAAGAAGTCGCCCTAGCAACTCTCTACTCAACTAATCCTTGGAAATGAAAACCAAACAAATCAACGCCAGTAATATCCCTGTTCACTGCAGCCATTCTAAATTGGCTGATATCACCACCTTGATTCCAAATCCAAGAAATCCAAACAAACATCCAGACTCGCAGATCGCCATTCTCGCTAAGGTGATTCGCCACCAGGGTTGGCGTTCACCTATCGTAGTTTCTAAACTATCTGGCTTCATCGTAAAAGGTCACGGCAGATACGAAGCCGCCAAACTGTTGCAGGTTGAAAGCGTTCCTGTCGATTATCAGGAATACGAGAATCAAGCCACCGAATGGGCGGATCTCATTGCAGACAATCGCATCGCTGAACTTTCTGAAACCGACAACGATTTGTTGCGAAATATCATTGGTGAAATTAAAGATGATTTGTCCGATGTGGAGTTGACGGGATTTTTGGATTCTGAGGTGGACGCTTGGCTCAATGAGCAAATGGTTTTGCAGGGCAAAGATCAAGGTGATACCCCGGCAGATAAATTAGAGGATTACGAGAACAGCACCATTCGGCAAATCATGTTGATTATGAATGTCGAAGAGTTTGAAGAAATCTCGCAAAAGTTAGAGGACATTAAATCTTCGCACGATCTGAATAACAATACCGAGGCTGCTCTGCTGGCTATTCGAGAATATGCAAAACTTGCGTCTCAAAAAGCGTAAGATAGATCTGCGGCAGTTCGTTCAGCGAAAAGCTCAAGATGAGGATTGTCCGGAAATTCTCAAAGATGAGTTTAAGTTGATCGACGATGAAACAGGAAAAGTCGTAGCACTTTATTGCAAACCGCAGAACGAGGAATCGGCTTTCGATGTATTGTTCAACGCTTGTCTTAAAACCAAATTTCAAGAGACCTATCGCACAAGCGGACTCAAAACGACCAGCAGGATTTTCGGCTACAACCCACGCAATGCTATTCGCAAAGATTTCTGTTCGATCGCATCATACGCGATGGAACAACCAGATTTGCACTCAAGAGTCATAGCTTGTGGTGCGTTAGCTGCGAAATATTATGCGCTCTACAATCCAGAGCTTTATGACGCTCATCTCGCTACAACCAAATCAAAAGTCGTAGCCGACTTCAAATTCGCTGATGTTCCGTTCACTTCTGGAATCATCAATGACAACAATCCGCTCTGCTATCATTTCGATTCTGGCAATTTCAAAGATGTATGGAGCGCGATGATAGTGTTGAAACGCGATATTCGTGGCGGACATCTATCCATGCCAGAATATGGGGTCAGTTGCGAAGTCGCCGATAAATCCATTTTCTACTTTGACGGCCAGAACATTCTGCACGGAGTTACTCCGATCATTAAGACGAGACCTGACGCAAGAAGGTTTTCGATCGTCTATTATTCTTTGAAAGCAATGTGGAATTGTTCTCCGTTGAATGAGGAAATTGCGAGGGCCAGAATGAAGCGAGAACAAATTGAACTCAAACGCCGAAAGACAAGAAAGGTTTAGTTGAAAATCAATATCGTTTATTTGGCTGAACCGAAATTCGGCGGATGGGTCACTCTCACAGAACATCTTTACAAGTGCCTCAAATTGTCAGGCCACGATGTTCAATTGTTTAAAACTGCTAATAGATTCAGTCAAAAACCGAAGCATTTCTCCGGTGATGTTTTTGCTTTTGAAGTTACTAAGGAAGCATTATCTGAACTGAGAGGAGCCATAATAGTACCGGCGTTGGACAAACATCATATTTCCGATGCCAGGTTTTTAGAAAAACAGAACGTCATTTACAATGTTTCAGATCCGACAGAACTCGGAGATGAACGAATGTATTATTATCAACGAGCGCGAAAACTTTTTGGCAATGGATTCAAAATAGTATCTCTGCTCAAGTCAAAAGGTTTTGATGCAGAATTGCTTCCTCATCCGTATGCACCATTCGATCCGACAATCAAAAAGAACCAACACGCCGTCGCTTTCTCAAGAATAGATTTCGATAAATACACTAACATTATTTGCGCTGCTAATCAAATCCTCCCGTTCGATTTGAGATGCAACATCTATGGTTCTGAAAACCGATTGTACACATATTTCAAATTAAATTCACAATATCCAAATTGGAGAAAACACTATCACGGAGAATTTCCAAGAACTCCTGGTGCCGGATCCAAATTGGCATCTAAAAGCGCATATTCCGTAGATATGTCCGCTATCAAAGGAGATGGCGGCCGAACACAGTATACATTTTTCGAAGCATGGGACGGATATTCGTGTCTCATATTAAACAAAGAATGGACAGGTAATAACGATGATGAACTGAGATCTGGATTTAATTGTTTATCTGTTAAAGATGGCAATGAGTTAGCAGCAGTTTTGCGCAATGATCCCCCGAGCGAGATCATCGAAAATGGTAGGACCACGCTTGCGAAACACGGTCCTACGGCGATTGAATCCGTAGTCTTGAATGCCTTCAAATAAATGGATGCCATTAACGATTTTCAACGCGGATTGTTAGAATTTCGCAGAACTCTTTATCGCCCAACTCCTAAGCAAACGGTCGTCGAATGGGCAGAGGCAAACCTGAAGTTAACTCAACGCCAAACCGAACATCCCGGCCCATATTCTACTTCGGTTCGTCCATATGTACGTGAACCACTAGAGGCATGGAAAGATCCCGGCGTATCGGAACTCACGCTTTGTTGGGGATCGCAAACCAGCAAAACGACCACGCTAATGGCTGGTCTTGCTTGGCTCATCGACAACGAGCCATCACCAGCCTTGTGGTTGATGCCGACGGAAAGTCTTGCCAGATCGTTTTCAAAGTCTCGTTGGCTTCCATTTCTTGAAGACAGCCCGACGATGGTTGCTCACTTTCCGTTGGATAAAGACAAACTGACCAATCTGGAACAGCACTTTGACAAATCCACGCTGACATTCATTGGTTCAAATAGTCCTGCCAATCTGTCGTCTCGTCCGGTGCGCGTTCTTGTTGGAGACGAAATCGACAAGTTTGCGGATGCAACTTCCAAGGAAGCCGATGCCTTAGATTTGGCAGAACAGCGACTTAAAGCGTTTTCTAGTTCAAAAGCGTTCTTTACATCAACTCCAACAACAACAGAAAACCGTATTTGGCAGAGGTATCTGCGCGGAGACCAGCGTCGTTACTACATACCCTGCCCACATTGCCGCGAGTTGATTCGGCTTGAATGGCGACAAATCAAATGGGACGGAGTTAAAACCGAGGACGGAAAATACGATTGGGCTGCAGTTCGCTCGTCTGCGTTCTACGAATGTCAACTTTGCAAGGGCAAGATTTCAGACGCTCAAAAGGTTGCCGCTTTGCGTCATGGCAAATGGATCGCGGAAAACCCAAATGCGTTGCCATCCATCCGTTCGTATCACCTGTCTTCCCTTTACAGCCCAGACCGCAAATGCACCTGGGGCCATCTGGCAGTTGCGTTCTTGGAAGCCAAGCAGTCGATGATGGGACTGCAGGGTTTTATCAACGGTATGTTGGCCGAGCCTTGGGAGAATCAAGACGGTACGGTTGATCGCGTAGAAGTTATCTCCGATTCTCCTCTAAACGAGGCTAGGCGATACCTTACGGCAGACGTTCAGGCTGCGGCACCTTACTTTTGGTATGTTTGTCGCGAATGGCAAGGAGGCAACAGCCGCTTAGTTGCTGCTGGTCACGCAGACGATTTTGCTGCACTGCGTCGCATCCAAGTTGAACTTGGCGTTCACGACATGGACGTTGGCATTGACTCTGGTTTTGATACTCAAACGGTGTATGATGCTTGTGCAGGATTCTCAAATACTTCAGTTAATCCCGTATCTTATCCGTGCGGACTGCGTTATCCGCCTGAGGGTGGATTGCGTAAGCCAATGTTGATTGGTTGGATGCCAATGAAAGGTCGTGAAACAGGCGCAAGGTTTACGACGCGATCTGGGTCAATTCATCCGTTTGGCGTTTCTACATCAACTTCCATGCGCACAGATGTTGTTCAGCCATTGCTGGTTTTTGATTCCGAACATCTCCGCGACATGCTTTCCCGCTTGCGACAATCGTCTGAGGCGGGGTCTTGGGCGGTTTGCTCTCTGCCAATCAGGCTTCAAGCCGAGGGAGCCTATTGCGTCGATCCTGATCAGTACTGGAAACACCTAGATTCCCATGTGCTGAAGCCAACAGCGAACCGAGCCGGTAGGATCAAACACGTTTGGCACAAACGAAACCATCGCTGGCCAGACCATTTGCACGATTGCGAAATTATGCAGTTGGCTATGGCAATGTTGTGGGGAGATTTGCGTTCGGCGCAAATCACGCCAGAAACAAACGCTTGACGGATCTTGAAATGCGACGACGATCCGCGTCGTGCATACCTATACGGTTGCAACTAAACGCTCGTATCTTCGTGTTACTTACGCGAATCGCGGAGCGTTGACTTTGCTTGAGGCTCTCACAGCCAAGCTTTCGTCGATAGCTGGCACGCTTGAAAGCGGCAATCTGGTTCGTACCACCTCAAGTGCTGAGGTCTCCGTTGAGTTTGCAGAACCCGGAAAAGGTTCAGCTAGTCCCGGTGACATGCTAGAAATGTGGGAATCCTTGCTAGGTGATTACGATTATGCGGTCACCCTGTTAGCTGGAGACGGAATCACATCGCCAAGTGATTCTCAGATTTACAACAAGATGTTGAATTACGTCTTGATTTCTACTACGCGGTATTTTGGCGACTTCACTCAAATGCGTCGTGAAGCCACGACCCGCATGACCTAATGGGCATCCTCGCCAATCTTCGTAACTTCTTCGCAGGTTCTCCCACGGCTAAATACGAGGGAGCCGGTAATTCGCTTCGTCGCAGTTATCTCGACACCTCGTATACGTCCGTTCGGTTTGATGTTACATCGTCAACGCGCCAGCAGATTGTTCGCAAATCGCGTTACTTCGAACAGAACAACGCCGTGATGAACAGATGTGGCGACTTATTTGAGTCATACACAGTCGGCGCAAACTTCAGCGTTCAACCTGCTTCGTCCGATCCGATCTGGAACCTCAAAGCCAAAAAGGCATTTGATATCTGGTGCCGGTATCCCGACATCAGTTCGCGTCAATCGTTTGGAACCTTGATGAGTCAAGCCGCTCGGGCTTGGTTCTTTGACGGTGAATCCTTCATCCTGCTGACCAAGGGTGAATCTGGTCGTCCTAGGCTGCAGTTGTTGGAAGCGCAATCCATTGCGACTCCCGGCGAACTTCAAAACGATGCGACAGTTTTCGACGGGATTCGATTTGATCCGCGCACTGGTAGGGCAATTTCGTTCTTCATTGGTTCAGAAAAAACGCAGGGCAATCTAGTCGATGTTCGCGCAATTTCCTCTGACTCGGTTATCCATATTTTCGAGCCGAATAGACCAGGACAGTTGCGTGGGCTTCCGTTCGTTTCATGCGTCATCAACGACCTGCACGATCTCGACGATCTCCAAAAGTTGGAGATGGAAGCCTGTAAGTTGGGCGCATCGGTTGCACAGATTGTAAAGACAACCGGCGGCGAGGTTCAGGCTTCAACCCTACGCGCTGGTTTGTCGCCTAGTTCTCAGGTC